GGTATGTTCTCATATTTCGAATCCATAACGAGTGTCGAATAACATAAGTTATGTGCCATCATGATAGATGGATATAGACCTTCAAAATCCAATGCAGTAATTGGTGTATAATACGCCCCTTTTTGCGCTTCGAGAACGGTCGCACCCTCGTAACCATCTGCAGAATATTGACCCCACATTATTGTTGGAACCATAAATCCCATTTCACGTGCCTTTTTCGTCAACAAACTAAACACTTTAATTTGCTGTCCTCTCTCTACAAGGTAACATAATGGAACCCATGTTGCTTTAGCCATTTCTAGAAGATTAATAAGTGTACATAACTTTGATAATAGACGATGTGGTAAAAGTGTATCCTTGATACAATATTCAGCAACTTCACGTAACTTTACAGGATCTTCTTCAACAAATCGCGCAAACATCTCTTTAGGTGGCATATCAATTTTATTATCACCTAGGTACAATTTAGAAACATTATCGAGCTTATATGAATCAAGTTTATACCCTTTCTTTACCTCATGGAATAAATCGAAAATAAATCGCCCAGGCATAGGTAAAATTTTAAGGTCGTTATCACCGAGTGCACTCGACGATAACTTTTTATATACAAGTTCACATGAATGATTCTTCAGTTTACTCATTTCGTAAAAAGATGGTTCACATTTTGTCATTACTGCACGTTTCATTATATACTCTAAATCAAAACCAAATATGTTCCAGCCGGTTATAATATCAATATCCTTTTCCATCATATACTCCTTAAACGCCATTAACATTTCACGTTCCGTATCATAACTTTTAATTTCACATCCTTCTAAATTAGAATCTGTTTTTTTATAACAAAAACACGTTTTATCGTACGGTATATCGGAACCAAACCGTGCAAGTGACACTGCAATTTGAAAACATGCATCATCCCTCACATCAGCATCGGGAAATTTACCAGTAGAACTATTACACTCAATATCAACAGATGCAACCACAAATGGTGCAGTTTCGGGTTTATCTACAGGTTTAAGTGTTTCCCAATCGTTACAGTACAAGTCTATATTAACATGTGCTAAATGTGAACGAACACATGCATCTCCGGAATCCATCCATCCAGTCGATTGAATATTAGTTCTATGCATCAATCTCAGAACAGGATCAAGATTTGATTCATAAACTTTATATTTTATAGGTTCATCAGGTAAAGTACGTCTCATACGACCATTCACCATACGCCTTGCTGCCAGGTTTTTAAAATTTAATTTCATAAAAATGAAATTTTCATTATTTTGAAATCCCCAAACATCTTTAGATTGAACTATATCGTAACTAATTAAACATTCAGGACAGGTCTTATCTATCTTCATGTATAGATTACTAGCGTCTTTTGATGACGTCTTCTTCGGGAGCTTCACGAAAAAGTATGGTGTAAAACTTGTCGTGACACAAACGGATTTACCTTCATGCGTTTTACCAAAAATACTGATCAAGTGTTCATCTTCCGTGTCTTGTGTTTCCCAAGTGAGTACTTGGAACACGACCATTTTATCTTATTACGTTAATGCCCGATTTTTTTAATATAGTATAGTAGTAAATATGTCAGCTGCTTTGATTGATCTCGTCTCAGTCGGTGCCCAGGATGTCTATATCACAGGCGATCCTCAAGTCTCTTTTTTTAGACAAAACTATAAACGTCACACGAACTTTGCTATTAAACCTGAACGCCTCGATTTTGTAGGTAAATTTCTTTCAGGAAACGAAGTATCCATTCCCATCAAGTCAAAAGGTGATCTTTTGAGTTATATCTGGCTCGAAGGTACAAATATCAACAACAGTGATGCCACAGCCAGTATCTTCAATAGTAACCAAACTGATAATAATTTCACACAACCAACGGAATTTTCACTTTGGGTAGGTGGCCAGGAAGTTTGCAAAATGGATACAGGGTTTATCAATACTGCACACACCCACATGTATAATGAAAATCAGGCGAAAGCATCTACATTTGCCAGCTGTGATGGTGGTGGTAGTAACCAGTCATTAAATACCTACGTTATTCCATTCTTCTTCAGTGAAGATTGGACAAAATCTCTCCCACTTGTTGGACTTCAATATCACGAAGTTGAAGTAAGAATCAAGTGCAGAAATGGTGATTTTGGAAATACAACTGTCAAGGCGTATGCTTCGTATGTATTCCTCGATACAGAAGAACGAGAATTCTTTGCGAATAACGAACACGAACTTCTCATTACACAAACACAATACCAGCCAATGGATCAAGCCGATACAAATGTCGATCTTACGTACTTTAACCATCCAGTTAAGTCTATTCACATTGCCAAATCTGGTACAGGTGCCACTTATCTCTTTGATACAGCATCTTTGTATATAAATGGTACTCTACTCTTCGAAAACATGTCTCATGAGTACCATCGTTACATTGTTCCACAAAATCACTGTTCCGTTCTTGCTGAAGGTGGTGATGAATTACCAATTGCGTCGTGGCCATTCTGTCTTACCATGAATAAATCTCAACCAACGGGTTCCTTGAACTTTTCGCGTATCGATAATGCGAAAATAACTATCGTAAGCCCAGGTGGCGTCGACGCGGAATGCCACTTTACACGTTGTTATGCAGTCAACTATAACATTCTTAGGATTAAGAATGGTATGGGTGGTATTGCATTTGGCAATTAAAATATAAAATAACATTTAATTCTTACCAGAAGATCCAAATCCACGCTCACCCCTTTTTGTCTCTTGTAATTCATCAACTTCTTCAATAAGTGGTGTTTCACACTTTTCCAAAATTAATTGCGCGATTCTATCGCCTTGTTTAATTTCGAACGATTCACTCCCGTGATTAAACAAGATAACCTTCAATTCACCCGTATAATCCGGATCAATCACACCGGCACCCGTTTGAATACCATGTTTTACACTTAAACCAGATCTTGGAGCAATACGCCCATATACACCTTTTGGAATAGTCGCACAAATACCCGTACTCACGATACCACGTTCGCATGCATTAATAGTCATGTTTTCTATACTGTATAAATCATAACCAACTGAACCTGGGGATGCACGTGTTGGTAAAGTAGCGTCGAGTGTTATTCTTTTAATTCTGAGCGTTTCCATTTTTTTTATATTTATTATACGATCGTTTTCTTTAAAACTATTTAAAATAGTGTAACGTATAATTAAGAAATGAGTTTGAAAATTATTATGGGTAACATGTTTTCTGGAAAGACGTCAGAACTTATTAGACGTTTAAAACGGTACAAAGTTATAGGTAAACGTATTCTCGTTATAAACTCTAAAAAGGATACACGTGCATCCGAAGATGTTTTACGTACTCACGATAACGTTCGTTTTGATTGCGTAAAGACAAATAACCTTGATGAAATAGATTTTTCGGATATAGATGTTATAGCCATAGATGAAGCTCAATTTTTCACCAAACTCAAACCATTTGTAGAAAAGGTTCTCGATTCGGGTAAAACAATTTTACTTGCGGGCCTTGATGGTGATTACAAACAAAGAAAGTTTGGGGAACTCATAGATTGTGTACCACTCGCCGATAAAGTGTTTAAAATATCGGCGATGTGTATGGATTGTATGGACGGTACACACGGTCCATTTACAAAAAGAATTGTTGAAAATGATAATCTCGAACTCGTTGGTGGAAATAATATGTATAAAGCTGTATGTCGAAAACATTTATAAGGAACAATGCATTTAAAAGAATTAAAAAATCACGTTCATATTTTACAAAGGGAAGTAAATTTACTACCAGAAACTTTTATACGAGACGATCCTCGTAAAGAAGGTGAATGGGTTGGTTCAGAATATCTAAAACAAGTTATGATGTTATATACAGACGGTAAATATGGATGGTTGAAAGGTGGTCAGGATCATGTCCAGGACTCGTGGGTAAGTTGGCCACTTATATGGGATGGTAATTTCATTACAAGTAATTGTAACTTATGTCCAGAAACAACAAAACTCTTATCTTCAATCAAGGGTATACATGTAGCGGGGTTTTCATTAATGAAAGGTGGTGTAAAACTCAAGGAACACGTTGA